ACTAAGTTCTGAGTATCAAACTGAGCGTTATATCTAAGGAATGATTGTTCTAAGAGTGGATTTTGTGCTGTTTTTCCATTTCTTAAATCACTGACTAATGAATTACCAGTATTAACAGCAGACTTCAATGTTAAGTTATAGTCTTGATTAATGAATTGCTGTGTCATACCAATACCCATAGAGTAATCAGCACCAACACCAACACAATCAATAACAGTATTATCATTCTTTAAGTCATTTGCTCCTACTGCTCCATCATCAATATCTTCTTTGATAGAAGCATTTGTTGTTCTAATACCACTGGAAGAGTGATATGGTTCAAGTCCATTGAGTAATGATGCTTCAAATTGTTTTCTAATTTCTGCGTCACCAACTGCTAATGCTGGGAATTGTAATTCTTTTTCACCAAACCCAGCAGTTCCATTTTCAACTACACTATCCATATTTGGTTTTGCGAATGTCTCATAGTTGTATGGGAAACGGAGACCATTTCGTGCTTGTTGATAGGATTTAAGACCAACTGGTCGTCTGTAATTGACTTGGTTTTTAGTAAATGTATTGGTTTGGTCGTTGTCTAAGAAAACATTAGAAACTGATTTGACTGATTGAAGTTGTGGTGTATAACTATTAGCATTTACTGAGGAATGAATATCGTTAATGAGATTTAATCTTGCGTCTAAATTCATCATAGGTTGTAATGACGCCATATCTTGTTGGTCGGGAACAAGGTATTTACCTTCTAACTTAACATTTTTCAATACATAGTTAAGAGCAGACATATCATTAGCAACTGTTCTATTCGCACCAGCACGAGAAAATCTATTACAGAATACTGAACTATCACTTGATAAATGAAGTGTAATAAGTAAACCTCCTAAATAATCATCATCTAAGAATAAATCTTGTTTTCCTAATAAATCAATCTTAATAGGAATAGAGAAAAACTGACCTACCATTCTATCATTTGCTCCTCCACTAAGTGAAGTCATACCAGCAGTAGCAGTTGAAGTAGCACAAGTAAGTAATCGTCTATTTAATTTACCTCCATCTCTTCCAGTTGAAAGAGAATGGGTTAATGGTGAAAGTCCATAGTCATCAGCATTATTAGAATGACTTTCGGTAAGTGCTACATATCCGCCATAGTTATTTACAGAAGTTAATTCAATAAGAGATTTTTTACTTTGTATAACAACTTTATCTATAACATTCTGAATTCCTCCCCAACCACTTAAATTAATAGCAGTTTGAGGCAACATATCATTATCTATTTTTTCTATAAGACCAGCATCAGCGTTTGCTGTTCCTCCTTTTAATCCATTATTATATTCATTTGTAGTTCCATTCTTAGCAACTAATCCATTGCCGTCTGCTTGTTTAACTAAAATTTGTCCTACAAGTTTAAGTGAAGCAACTTCAAGCATAGAAGGTTGTGGGGGAATAGAAAATTTAATTGTTGGAAATCCTTGTTTATGAGAAAATCCGCCAGTAATAACAATATCATCAGTAGAATTAGATAAAACTGCTGGATTATCATTCAATGGTGATAAACTAAATGGTTTCTTAATAATAGGCATTTTATACTTTTATAATAGATTTTTTTTTTTAGGTTATTTCATATATTTTTAATTAATCAGCAGTAATTGTAAAATTAATAATTGATTTAGTTAATTGTTCTGCTGGTTTATCTGTTTCTAAATCTAATACTAATACATCAAAATTATTTGTAGTAATTGCTTGATTACTTAACCTATTTACAATTCCTAATGAAGATTGATATGAACCAAGAACTTTTCCACCATTTCCCATATTAGTATCTGCTCCACTAAATGGATTAGGTATATTTGCTAATACTGGTTTTCTATATCCAGACTTAGATTTATCATTAGTATTTTTGTAAGATTTAATTGGTAAGTTATTTAATACAACTGAAAATTTATCTTGTCTATATTGACCTATCAAATAATTATCAAGAAAGTAAAATGAATTTTGTGCTAATTTCAAAACATCTAAGTTTCCTATTTCATTATGTAAAAAGTTATTAGCACCATCATAATCTATATAAGAAGGACTATATTTTTGTGAAGTATATGTTGAATTATGACCTAATGGTTGAATTAAATTTCCTAATTCATTTGAAAATTCCATTTGATAATCTACTAATAATGAAGTTGTAGTTGATGATGCTGTCTGAACTGCTATTTCATCTACCAAATCATATCTTATAGTTCCGCCTTCACCTTGATGAGTAGCACAACAAATAGGAACAAATGGAATACTTGATTGTGCTTGTGCTAAGTTAATAGTATCTGCTGGATAAGTAGTTGAATTGTTAAATGTTTCCATAAATTCCTTAAAGAAATGTGTATTTGAATTGATAGGGTCGCTATGTGGATATTTGGTATTACTATCATAAACTACAACAGAATGTCCGTCTGATGCTTGAATATAAACTCTAATATGTAAATCGCCATCAGATGCGTGTGTATATTTTTGATTTGAATTTCCTTTATCATAATAAGTTTGGAAACCAAAAGAAAAAGGACTTGTATCTGCTGGGTCTCTATATTTGGTAATATCAATCTGTGCTATTCTTGACATTCCTTCAAGTGTATCGTTCATATCTGTTGGGTCATCAAGTTCCCCCATAATAATATTTAGTTTACTATCTTCTCCATCTGTAAGACTTGCTGGATTATGTCCCGTGTATTCTACACCAAAATGACATTTAGGATAAAATCCACCAGTTCCATCTTTTGCTTGTGCGTCTTTCATATTGTTAGTTTGAATTCTATTTGCTAATGGGTCGTCTGTTAATGAACCAACAACAGAAGCATCACCATCTGCCCCAGCATATCCTTTGACATATAAACCTAAAAAGATACTTCCACTGGTTTCATCAAAATTTTTATTACTTAAAAAATTTATAGTATTTACATTCTGTAATTCATCAAATCCACCATTCTTTAATTGATTACCAGATAAAGCACCACCACCAATATATTGATTAAAATGACCTCCTATATGATTATATTTATCTCTACCCATCCAATATGCGTTATATGTATTATCATTTGGTAAACCATTAGTAAAAGGAGTTCCAGCAGTAGCACTTGCTTTTTTAGTAAAACCTCCATCACCAGTCGCTGGGTCTGTTTGGTCCATACCTACTCCGTGAGTTGGGTCAAATGTAGGTTCTGCTTTTAAATCTCTTCTTTTGATTACACCAATTGCTAAATTAGTAGGGTCATTTACAAATGTAGGAACTATTGTAGAATAATTACTTAAATTCAATGAAGGATTATTCATAGGAAATAAAGCGGGAATACCATCTCTTGTTTCAGTTATAGTTTGAGTAATTGCTTTTCCAGTCTGACCTAAACTTCTACATATTTTTGTTTGAAGTTCTGCTAAACTAAATCTACCTTTTGGTATTGTAAAAGTTAAATCTCCTTCTGTTCTTTCAAGACCATTTACTCTATAAGAACCATCAACCTTACCATTACTATTATTATACCAATCATAGTAAGGTAAAATTTTAGTTGGAGTAATTTTTATTGTTTGTGCTTCTGTAAAGTTAATTAAATTATCTCGTTCAAATTGACACCAATTCATATGAACTGAGGCGTTCTCTGGGACAATGATAGGTTCATCAAATCTTACATTAAAGTTAAATCCATTGCCTTCTGGAGATATAAGATAAAAGTTAGACATTATATAAAGTAAAAAGAGAAAATAAAAATAAAAAAAAAATTATACAATTGAGGGTGCTTGAACTGAACCTTTTAACATAGCATCACTAAATCCACCACTCTGTTCTGTTGCCTCTGGATTAGGAGCAGTTAATTTTGGAGGTGGAGCATTTTCTTCGTGTTTGTGATGTTCTATTACACTTCTAATTAACATTCCTAAACCAAATAATTCACCAAGAACTGGAACTGTGGAAGCAATTGCTTCTCCTCCAACTTCTCCGACAACACTTGTGACAGCATCTTTTACTCCCGCTTTCGCTACATTTACAGCATCACTGACTGCTCCCGTAAATTTACTAGCACCTTCACTTAAAGTATCAACTAAACTTCCACTGCTTTCAGTATTATCTGCTAATGTGCTTTCAACATTAGGAGCATCACCCTCTGCTGTTCCACTTGGTTTTGTTGGAGCATCACTTTTTGGAGCAACATTACCACCAGTTCCACCAGTATTAGTTATTCTTAAATTGTCTGCTGGTCCACCTATTCCCGAACTTCCAGTATCTAATGGTCTTGCTGAAAAATCTACATTAGCAAATGGGTCTTCACTTACCGCTCCTTCTCCTTGTTCTACTCGTGTCGCTGTATCTCCTCGTAATTGTCCTTTCATACTTTGTTCTTGAAATAAATCACTTTCATCATCTGGTTGTGTTGCTGGTTGCTTACCTTGTTTTACTGCTTGTCTTTCTGTTTGTCTTTCAGTTGCTAATGTATCTAAATCTAATTCATCATCATCTTCTTCTTCTTCTCCCGCCTTTGGTCTTGGAATACCTCCACTTTCTCCTATATCAAATGGTTCACTTGGTTTACCCTTCGCAGTAAGTTCACCACCCCTATCAATAGGTTTTGTTTCTTCTGTTTGTTGCTGTGCTTCTCTTTCATTTAATTCTTGCTGTCCTTGTCTGGAAGATTTACTTCCTTGGTCTCCTTGTTGTGTTTCTGCTTTTTGACCCGTTGGATTATTTTTTTGTTGTCTTGCTTGTCTAAATTTCTGTATTTTTTTACCCATATTTATTGCTCCGTGTAAACCAGCACTCGCACCAGTAATCATACCACCTACTTGTTCCATATAAGTTAAATGCTGTGCTACTTTATCTGGAATAATACTTCTTCCATATTGTGCCGAAGATTGTGCTAAACTATTATAACTATCTTGTTGGTCTTTTAAACCTTGCCGAAATTGGTTAATTCTACTTTGAAAATCCATTTATACATTAAATAAATATTTTTTTATTCTTCTTTTTCCAATACATTATTTTCTTCACTTGTCATTTCTTCATTGTTCTTTTCTTCTCCGTAGGGTTGGGAAAACCCATCTTTCTTACTCCATATTAAATCTTCGTGATTTCTTCTACATTCTAATTCTTGGACCGAACAAAATAAAAAATCATAATCTTCTTTTCTTGACCTTCTAAATATTTCCATAAAATTTTTATCACCATTACCAAAAAATGATAATGCCTCACTAATCTTTTTCATTTCTGCTTCTGGGAAACTTCCCATTAGATAATAACCAGTAGCATTATTTCTAAGAATAGTTGATAAGTATTTGAAATATTGTGTTGTAATACATACAGATAATTTACCTTCTACTTCTCCATTTCCTATATGCCTAAACTTTGACGCTAATGCTGATATACCATCAACCATACCGCCTCTTGAAAACTTAATATCACCAATAATATCATCCAATAATATTAACCACCTTCCATTACCTTCATCTTCTTGAACTAAATCAATAATTTGATTTAATAGTTCATCACTATATTCGGTAAATACAAAATCAAATTCATCAATCATATATTTATTGATTGCGTCATTATGTGCTGTTGAACTGATTAAAATTCTTGTTTGAAAATCATTTTTATAAAATCTTTCTGATAAATATAAATTATTAATCAAAAGTGATTTACCCGCTTTTACTCTACCAATTACTAATAATAAATGAACTGAACTACATAATGGATATTTATCATCACCTTCATTCTTTTTATCATCTTCAATTTTGATAGGATATATTTTCAAATCCTTTTCTACTGGTTGCTTTGGTTTTTTTTCTTTCTTTTTCTTTTTCTTATTATGTTCGTCTTCCAAATCTAAATCATAGTCTTGTGCTTTATCATACTTACTTGACATTTTCTATATTTAATTTAAGGTTAGGTTTTTTTTCTTCTGTTGTTTCCGTAATAGTTTCCATTTGTTCTATTTTTTTTGCTGGTTTTCGTTTAGGTGATTTCTTACCTTTGGAATTTTTTACTTGTCTTTCCATATATGCTTTTCTTTTTTCTTCTGGTGCTAATCTATCTGCGTGTTCTCGTAAATAGATATATAATTGTTCTGGATTTTTCGCCATATCACTACTCACACCTTTCATAATTTTTTCAAATTCTTCAAGTTCTCTACTTGTTTTTATACTATCTAATGCTTTTAATTTTAATTTATTAAATTTAGATGCTGATTTTTCTGCCTTTGCTTTTTTTTCTTTAAAGGTTAATTCTTGTTTTACACTTTCTTCAACTGCTTTTTTCTTTGCTTGTCTTTCTTTCTTTTCTGTTTTACTATTTTCCTTTGTTGCGTCAACATCTTTTTTTTGTAATGCTTTCTTTTTCTCAGTTAATGCTTTTTTCATTTTTCTTTTTTCCGCCATTTTCTCTCTTCCTTTACGCAGTCCCTCTAATTGTTTTTCTGTAAGTTGTCTTTTCTTTTTTGGTTTTACTTCTATATTGCTTTCAGTTTCTTTAATAAACATTTCCTCACTCATACTTTGTTATATATATATAATATAAAAAAGTATTTTAATAAACGGAGTAAATGATTTTGTCTTCACTTAATTTAGGAGTGTCAGATAATACAATTTCAATTATTTCACTTTTCAATCCCTTGATAGTGTAATAATGATATTCATATGCTTCTTTTTTTTCTAAATGTTTTTCTTTGCGAAGCATTAATATTTGATAAATAAGTTGTTTTCGTGTTGTGTCAAGTAAGAACATACTTACTTAGTTACTTACTGTAATATTTAAATCAATTTTTTTTTATATGATTGCTTTGCTTATCTAATAGTAGTTCTTTCTCCTCTCATCTTACTCTTTTTCCCATATGTTGTAGTTACTTCACCTTGAATTCTACTTTTAACTTGTGGTCTTGTTTGTTCTGTTGCTCTGACTTTTCCGCCACCTACTTTCTTTTGTATAGTTCCACTTGCGGATTGAACTTTACCTTTTGGTTTGGGTGTAGTAATTTTAGTTATATCTCTTTTAGGTTTCTTTTCTTTTACTGAACCTCTTTTAACTCCTCCCAAAGGTTTTTGAGGTGCTTTAACTTTTGCCCTAACCAAACCAATTTTTTTTTCACCAATTGATTTTGTTGCTTCTCTTTGTCTTTTTCTTTGCTCTTTTGGTTTTGAAGGAGGTTTGGGTTTTTTACCACCTCCACCACCAAACCCACGACCACCACCGCCACCGCCACCTCCACCACCACCACTACCGCCTCCGCCAGCATTTGAAGACCTTTTAGAAGGAATAGACTTAACACTAAAAACTCCACTTTGGGAAACATTAATTGTTCCAGAGGCATTAGTTGGTATAGATATACTTCCGATATTTTGTGCTGGTTGTTTTGCTGGAAAAAATGGTTGTGATTTAGGTTCTCTAACTTCTGTTAAAGTAGGTAAAGCATTTTCTCTTGTTGGTCCAGTAATACCAATTAAACTGTCAAATGGACTAACTCTTGTTTCCATTTGTATTTCTTTTTCAAAAACTTTATTGACTTTGCTAAATTGACTTGGGTTTTCTCTTTCCTTTTTGGATACTCTGTATTCTACAAGATTGAATGATTTTTCATTTTTCTTAGATTTATCAATTTTTAAAGTAGGTTTGGTTGCTTTTGGTTCTCTTTTTGGTTCTCTTTTAATTGCTACTTTTTTTTTTTGAGGTTTATTTTTTGTAGCAACTCTTTTTCCTCCTCTTAACATACTTTCTCTATCAGCATCCAACCTCGCCATTAATTCCTCAGCAGTTAATTCTTTTTTTTTAGACATTTATATATTATATAGAAATTATTTTTTTCTAATTATATATTATAAAAATGGTAAAAACTGATGCTCCAAAAGTTGATAGGTCAAGAAAGAATAATCCCGATTATGAAAAACACATAATCAAAACAAGAGATGGCGTTAAACAAACTATTTACAAAAAAAAAGATAGTGCTAAGAAACCTAAACGAAATGAGGGAACACCAGCAAAACGAAGAGGAGGTTTTAAGAAACCAAAGAATGTAGGATTAATGAACCAACAACCAACAATAGCAAGTAGTATGGCAAAACCAATTGCGAATTATGAATTAGAACAAGCACAAAAACAAGCAGTAGCAAATATGGAATATACAAATATGTTAAGTGATAAAAAAAGAGA